TTGTATGGAAATGTTTGGTGATATATGTCCAGTATTAACTGAGGTTCGTCCTTGGTTTAAAGATCCATCTTTAGAAGACATGGGCAGAAAGTATTGGAAAAAACGTTCGTACATTTTCCAAGGCTTTGTAAATGAAAATCCTCTAAATGAAGAAAGTCCTGAGAATCCAATTAGACGTTTTGTAATTGGTCCTCAAATATTTAACATAATTAAATCAGCATTAATGGACCCAGAAATGGAAAACTTGCCAACTGATTATGTTGCAGGTACTGACTTCCGTTTAGCAAAAACAACTAAAGGACAATATGCAGATTATTCCACAAGTAAGTGGGCAAGAAAAGAATCCGCATTGACTGAAGAACAACTTGCGGCGATTGATACACATGGATTACATAATCTAAATGATTATCTTCCAGCAAAACCAACTGAGGAAGGTGTACAAGCGATTGCAGAAATGTTCCAGGCAAGTGTTGATGGAGAACTTTATGATCCAGCAAAATGGGGTAACTTTTTTAAACCCTATGGACTGGATACAGGAACAAGAACTCAAACAGCATCGGCTCCTGTATCAGCAACTCCAACAGAGAGTGTGGCTCCTGTAAGTGCACCAGCACCAGCAGTAGCGGAAACAACTGCTCCAGCGGTAGAAACTGCACCAGCACCAGCGGCTGAAACAGTAGCAACTGCTCCAGCAGAAGCAAGTGGAGATACAGGTAAGAAGTCAGCAGATGATATTCTTAACATGATTAGAAACAGACAATCTAGTTAAGGAGATATCATGCAAAAACCTTTTGACTTAACAAAGTTCAGAACTGGACTGACAAAAAGCATTAGTGGTATTAGTGCAGGATTTCATGATCCAAAAGATTGGATTAGCACTGGTAACAAAACACTAGATTATCTAATTAGTGGAGACTTCCAAGGAGGTATCCCACTAGGTAAAGTTAGTGTGTTTGCTGGAGAGTCAGGTTCTGGTAAATCATTTATATGTTCTGGAAACATTGTAAAAAATGCACAAGATAAAGGATGTCAGGTAGTATTATTTGACTCTGAAAATGCATTGGATGAACAATGGTTACAGGCATTAGATGTAGACACCTCTCCAGAAAAATTACTGAGAATAAGTGTCAGTATGATTGATGACGTTGCCAAAGCAATATCTGAATTTATTAAAGACTATAAAGCAAACTATGGCGATCTAGAATATGATGATATGCCAAAACTTGTATTTGTGGTTGATAGTTTAGGAATGCTTTTGACTCCTACAGACGTTGATCAATTCAATAAAGGTGATATGAAAGGCGATATGGGTCGTAAACCAAAGGCATTAGCCTCCCTGGTTAGGAATACGGTTAACCAAATCGCCCCTTTCCCTATTGCCTTAGTGGCAACTAACCATACTTATGCATCACAAGACATGTTTGATCCTGATGATAAAATATCAGGAGGACAAGGTTTTATATATGCATCGAGTATTGTGGTAGCAATTAAAAAACTTAAACTAAAAGAAGATGCTGACGGAAACAAAGTTTCTACAGTACAAGGTATAAGAGCCGCATGTAAAGTTATGAAGTCAAGATACAGCAAACCTTTTGAAGGTGTGCAAATTAAGATTCCATATGAAAGCGGAATGGATCCATATAGTGGTATGTTAGAAATGTTAGAATCCAAAGGCATTGTGGAAAAAGTCGGAAATAAACTGTCTTACATATCTCCTGTAACTGGTGAAGAAATTAAAGAGTTCAGAAAAGCCTGGACTAATGATAAACTTCAGATAGTTATAGATGAATGGGGTGTAAATCCTGTGGCACAAGAAGATGTGTCAGAAGATATAGATCCAGAAGTATTAGAACCTAACGCAGAGGAGTACAGAGATGAGTCCTGAAGTATCATTACTTTATGATGTGTGGGATAGTGTTAAAGCATCTATACCACAAAAAGAGCGTCTTCATATTGCTGAAAGTATTGTCAGATCGTTCGATGACAATGTTGACATTTCAGATGCCGAAAACAATTTACATGATTTTGATAAAGTCATGCAGGCCGCAATAGTCAGCCATTTTGATATAGGCTTTGAAGAAGATGATGAAGACGATGATTGGGAATATTAATGGCAACTCATTATAATAAAATTGTTGAGGACTTAGGTAATATCGTAGATGCTATTGCGTATTACGAAACAGAACTTAATGATGCAAGATGGGAAGTCAGAATAAAAGGGAGTTTGGAGAAAGCCTCCTCCTCCCTTCCTGGTCTGACAGAGTTTCGCTTCAATCAACTACAAGAGATTGAAGCAATTCTCGAACATCTTAATATTGAATTAAGAAAAGAAAGAGCAATTACTTTTCGTAAGTATTTAGAAAACTATAACAGAACTTTGAGCAGTCGAGATGCAGACAAATTTGTTGATGGCGAGCAAAGTGTTATAGATTTAACTCATCTAGTAAATCAATTTAGTTTACTAAGAAATAAATATTTGGGAATAATGAAAGGCTTAGATGCTAAACAATGGCAAATTGGACACATCACAAGACTCAGAACAGCAGGTATGGAAGACATAGTAATTGAATAATATGAAAACATTCAACGAAGTAACCTATAGGCCTCTTCCTGAGAACCTAACTATCAAAGAAAGTAAAATTGATGGATTAGGTTTATACTCTTTAAAACATTTAGATGCAGGTACTGTATTAGGTGAAACTCATGTGTTAGTACACAACAGAGATAGACACGAATGGGTAAGAACTCCTCTAGGAGGATTTATAAACCATAGTGAAGACCCTAATTGCTATATTACAACAGATAGAGGCGACAGAACTTTACATACAATAAAACCCATAAAAGAGAATAGCGAACTTACAGTTTATTACAGATTTAAAGGATACGACGGTACTGTTGGAGATGATACTGCACCTAGTATAGAAGAATGAAATATAAACTTATAGATCTTTGGAGAAAGTTTATTTCCTGGAAAATAGCAGTAGAAGTTAAATTTATACTGTGGAATGTAGACAGAAAGTTAAAAAAATCACAAAAATAACAAAAAATAGTAAAAAACCGCTTGACAAATAGTAAAAATTTGTTATTATATATACATAGTTTAACTTAACCGTGGGAGGTAACATGCAAAACTATGTTAAAATAAAATCTGGAACTTATAGAAGTTCACCATTAAAGGATATGATCTTTCCTTTAATCAAACCAATTAGTTATGGAAAACGTGGAGCATTTGTGACCGTAGATGCAAGTGCTGTAATGAATCCAGAATACAAGAAAATTAGAGTACTTGTAAATGGTCCTGTAGACATTGAGCCTTCTAATAAAGAAGACTATCAAAAACTTATGGGTATTGATAAGCCTAAGGCTAAAAAGAAGGAAACTACTGAACAGGCAATGAACAGGATTAAAGGTCGTTTCCAAATACTGGATAAAATGACTGATGCAGTTGCTAATGGTACTGTAAGAGGACTTATAGTAAGTGGCCCTCCAGGAGTTGGTAAAAGTTTTGGTGTTGAAACAATACTTGAAGAGTATGACGCAATGGCAAAACTTGGTGGTGGTGTTAAAACAGAAATTGTAAAAGGCTCTATGACACCAATTGGTTTGTACAAAACATTATTTAATAATTCTGCAAAGGGAGACATACTTGTATTTGATGACTGTGATACAGTATTGTTTGATGAAGTTTGTCTTAATATGCTAAAAGCAGTTTTAGACTCTGGTAAGAAAAGAACTATTAGTTGGAAAGCAGAGTCCCAGGCACTTCGTAGAGAAGACATACCTGACAGATTTGACTTTAAAGGTGGTGTTATCTTTATTACTAATGTAAATTTTGAAAATGTCAGAAGTAAAAAGATTAAAGATCACTTGGCGGCACTTATGAGTAGATGTCATTATATTGATTTAGGTATGGACACTTCTAGTGATAAGTTTTTAAGGATTAACCAAATTGTTAGAGATGGTATGCTTAAAGAGTATGGCTTTAGTAAAGAGTTTGAAAAAGAAATAATTGACTTTATGGTAAAGCATAGTGCTAGACTCAGGGAGATAAGTTTGAGAATGGTATTAAAGATTGCTGACTTGGCTAAAATGGATTTCGATAATTGGAAAGAAATATCCGAGTCAACATGTATGAGAAGGATCAACATATACGAATCCTAATCAGACTGTAATTAATTACAGTTCCCCCTAGTGTTCGAATCCTCCCACATCGAACACTTTGAACCCCCCAAATTAATTTGGGGGTTTCTTTTATAAACCTCTTGACAAACTCAGTAACTAATGTATAATTAACTTTATTAAATTACGACTAGATCAGTCATTACAGGAGAAATAGATCATGGAAAGATTTTTATACGATAATATCGTTAAATTAGCAGTAATTATTACTTTACCTTTATGGACGGCATTTGCACTTGCTGAAGACATAGAAGAGGTTGTTGTTATTGCACAAGAAGTAAAACAAACAGAAACAGATGCCCTTACAGACACTAAGTTAATTAGTGGCATTATGCCTGATATTACTTACATAGCAGGAGGCTATGGGGGCAATGTGCTATTCAGAGAGCGAGGCACACAATCTGTACATACAGCAGTTTACAGAAATGGCATTCCGCAAAATACACCTGGTTCAGGTTGGTATGACTTTGCACATGATATTGTGTCAGGGGAAGATGTTAAAGTAATTAGTGGAGCCAATAGTGTAATGTATGGTTCAGGAAGTATAGGCGGAACAGTATTGATAAAAGATATCATAAAGAAAGGTATCACAGGCAGAGTTGGTAATCAATCTCACAGATATATGTCAGTAGCACCTACAAACTGGATGCAGATTACAGATTTTTCAGTAAAGCAAAATGCTAGAAATGATAATGAAGAAGAAGATACTTATGAAAATACCAGTGCAAAAATTATAGCAGACGCAGGTGACTTTACACTATATGCAAGTGCAACAGATTATGCATACGATTATGATAATTGTTATACTGCTAGTTGGACTCAGAGTAACGACTGCTTACAGGACGGAGAAAGATTTACTGTTAGTATTAGAAATGAATACTTTACAATTGGTAGAGCAGAAGATAAAGCAGAATATTTTACTGAAGGTGTTAGCACATATCAAAATGAAAGTAGCAGAGACTTTTTTAGAATAGGCGATACAGCACAACTATCTAACTTATTAGATGTTACTTATGGTGTTGACGGTAGCAAAGATCAATACATGGAACAAAAACAGGACAACTATGGTGCCTTTTTAAGTGTAAATGCCAAGTTTGCATTAGAATATAACTTTGGTATTAGATACGGAAACGAAGATCAAAATGCATTAAGATTTGGTATTGCAA